ATTCTAGTTCAATATCTTCAAAAGAATCAGAATTTGAATCAGGATTTTCAGAATTTATTCTATCCCAAATATCTGCATGTCTTTGACCGTGTTTTTTGATGAATTCGTCTTTGTTCATTTCAGCTGCGTCTGATTCCATGTCCATCAACCAACCTTTGACTGCACCTTCTTTAAAAGCAGCATAGTCTTGAGTTAATTGTGATTTGATTTTTTCTGCTAATGAAATGTCATCTTCTTTCACAGCCATTGGATTGTCGCCTGGTTGACTTCTGGCATACATTTTTTTCTTCTTATGAAGATCATCACCTGTGGGATCCACTGTGTCTGGTATTGTGGCATATTTAGGATCTGGAGTGGTGCTGGCTTGATATCTGTCATCCTCACCCACTGATTTTTCTTCAGCTTCTACAGGAGCGGGTCCAACCACTGCTGGTGTTGGAGGAGTCAATCCTGCATTTTTAAAAATTTGATACATGGCTTGAACTTCGTCAGGTGTATTTCCATACATGTTCACACTGATAGATGCTGCTTCTGTAAGATTAGACTTAACAATCTCGCTGGCAAGTTCTTTGGGGTTTTGAACTTTGTCAATCCTGCTTAATATATCTCTGATATCCATAACTCTATTTATCGTGTTTGACTTTGGTTAAAGGTGATGCAGAGGCTTTCTCTTCTCTGTCCTGCAATTGTTTTTCTTTTTTATTTTTTGAATCTTCTTTGGCAAAAGTGATTGCTTTTCTGTCTTTTTCCATCTGTTTTAAAATTTCTGTGACTCTCTTTTGTCCCACTTGATCTTGTGCTTTCTTATCTGCTTGCTCCAATGGTGTTTCAAGTTTTGCTACATAGGGTTCTTCTTTTTTGTCTGTGGGATAATCCGTATGCTGCACGTCTGTTCTCACTATCACATGACTCATTGGGACCTTCGTGATCAAACTCACGTATTGTTCTAAAATTTCTGGAGTGGTAGGATAGGCCAATTCAGCATCAAAGTATGTGACTTCCATGTTCTGTAGTTTGGGGAAATCCAGTGGTCTTTCTGTGATTGGAGTTTTTTTGCCTTTGGACAAACTCACTATTTCATATTTGCTAAGTGCTTGTTTCAAAGTGTCATTGATATTTTCAGACAATTCACCAGCTAAACCCAATTTAAATCTGTAGGTTTTTTTGCTTTCTGCCAGTATTTTTTTAAATTCTGTTTCCATATGTGTTTATTTATCCATATTTTTAAGTTTTTCAATCAAACTGTTACGATCAGTAACCACGTAGCCTTCGCCCTGTACCATGTTAGAATCGTCAATTCCACCATCTCTGTCCATCTTTTGCTTGCGTATCTGTAGATCTATCATTTTGAGCTTTTTGTCTATTTTGGCTGCTTTGGCTTCCAGTGTGGTTTTCAACATGTTACCAGCCACTTCAAACACTCTACCACTGTATCTGCTCTCCACGTTCATGCCCAAGTCCATCAAATCGTCATAGGCAGTCATGGCTTTTTTGGCTATTTCATCCAGTTCTTCATCAGCCATTGTGCCCAAATCTTTCACCATGGGTAGTGCTGCAGTGATCTTGTCAAACTCAGCAATGTCTCGCAGGGTTTCTTTTTGAGCATCCAAAGATTTTTCTTGTTCTTTTTTATTTTTTTCTTCCATCACTATGTCTTTGGATTCTGGTAGATTCAATAGATCTTCTAATTTTTTGGTCATGATAGTATTATTTATCGGCGCTTGCTGCCTTGGTGAAAAATATCGGTTTCGTTGATCACCCTGAACTTTAAACCTTTTTGACGGCACCATGCAGTGGCAGCTTCCCATTTGGCTTGATTCAAAATGTAACTGGCTTGATTGTTTAAATTTTTTCCCACTTTTTCTCTCAACGATTGATTCTGTGGTTTGATTTCAACTATCTCTGCATGTGGTTGTCCACCCTTGTCCACATAGTTGATAAAAAAGTCTGGCACATATATGGTGTATCTTCCGGTGAGAGGATTTCTGTAAGGTATTCTCACTGCTTCACTGGCCCATTTGGCAATGGAAGGACTTTCATCACAAAATTTCATAAAAGCAAATTCCCAACTGGATCTGTACAATGGGTCTTTGGTTCCTAGATATTTTTCAGGATTTTTTAAAGTGAATTTACCTTGAGCAAAACGTCGAGGCATCTGATTATACCACTATGTTGCGTTTTTCGAATTGGTTTTGATTGTTGGTCACTTTGAATCCTAGTGTGGAAATTTTTGATCTGTTCACATTTAAAATTTCTGCAACAACACTACTCAATTGTAATTCGCTCAATCCTTTTAAAGTATCCAACAATTGAAAAATATTCACATTATCTAACTTGGCCTGCTGTAATAAAATTGTGGACACACTGACTGCTGCAGTTTTTTCAAAATTTCTTTTTTCAAAAAATCCTATCACAGCATCTATTTCACCAGCTGGAATACTGATAGGCTCAACAAAATATTTGTCAAAAAATGTTTTAACTGGCTGAGCACTATCAGTGTTTGAAACAGTGCTGGGAACATTGTTTGAGGTATTGATTTTTTCTTTGTTAGTAACACTCAATTCTCTAGGATTAATATTAGGAATTGAAACATCTAATTCAGGAAAATCAGAATTAATAATATTTTCACTGGACATAAATTATCTTCTTTTTAACTCAGCTTTGGTTACGTTATTAGCCACAGGGGTATTTTTAGGAAACAGTGTGTTGGCCACACCACTCACATTGGTTCCACCCACTCTGCCAATTCCTTCTTTGACTATATTGAATCCTTCTTCTCTCAAACCTTCTTTGTTTAATTTTTTTAAATTTTTAAGTCTGTTAGCACTGCTTATAACTGTTTTTAAAAAACTACCAGATCCCGCACCGCCCGATTCAATATCACTGAAAGCACTTTTGTCTCCACCCAATCCAAAAAGTCCACTCAATACTCCACCCACTCCAAACACACTAGTGGTTCCTCCACCAGGCAATGACAACGGACTTGGGGTTTTATCATAGTGTCTAACACCAAATCCTTTGGGTGCTGATCCAGCAGTTACTGGTCCTCTGCTCATGAATACAGTTTCAAACTCTATGGTCATACTGTTGGCCACTGGATCATTGCTGCCATATGATAACGTGTCTCCTTGCCAATTGGTTATCAATGGATTCACCAATGTGTAACAAGTGTATCTTTTTCTAGCCATTTGATAAATTTGTATGCTGGTAAAAAAAGGTTCAAAAGAATCAGAATCCATTCCATATCTATATTTGTTTGCCGTGTCTCCTGATATGGTATTTCCTCTGTTGTACTGATCAGGCACAGTGCTGGATATGGTTTTAGTTTGATCTTTTTTGCCATAGTTTCCATCTTTAAAATAATATTGATAATACATCTGCCACATAGCAGTGGTTATGCCATAGTTGTCATCGTGAAATACTACTTGAATAGGATCATAATTTATTCTAGTTTGTAATTTTCTTTTTTTGTTGTATTGATTTTTGGTCACAGTTTCTATGGTGTATTTGGGTAAATCCACAGATTTTACCAACATGTTTAATTCTTCGCCAACAGTGGAATTGAAATTAGGAATAATTGCTGTGGCGCGAGAGTTAATATTGAATGATACGTGGTAAAGAAACTTTTGTTTTGGAGCCAATCTAAAACTGTCATCCACAAATAATCTTTGTCCATGTTGATAGTCAGCAAGGTTGCCTTTGGGATTTAAAGCTCCTTTGAAAAGATTATCTAAAAAAGGTTTTAATATGTTTGGCATGCTAATATTTATGTGTTGTAAATCTATGCTGCTAAAATAAAAAAAGGGGCCATTTAGACCCCTTTTTGAATCAATTTAAGATGTTTAAATTATTGTCCGCCGCCTGTGGCAAGAGTATTAATTGTACGACCTATTGCGGTGCCAATTCCTGTACCCTGAGGCGTTTGAATAGCATTGTCATATCTGATAGATAATGTCACGCTGATAGGATCGTTGGTGTTGTAAGCCAATGTGTTATAGTTTGCTGAATCTACATAGCAACCATACAATTCGAAAGTTTCTAAAATGTTGGCAGCATTTGCTCCGTTACCACCATCTAACACTTCAATTCTAGTTACAAATTTGTAATCAGATCCTGAAGCAGCAGCAGATTGTTCATAAAAGTCAAATTGTTTCTGTAGCTGTTCGCCTACTAATTTTTGTACATTATTGTTCACATCTTCTCTTAAATTTAATGTGATAGGTTCCCAAGTGTGTTTACCAGCAAGATAAACTTTAGAGTTGTACACATCTAATGTGATGTTTTCAAAACTTACGTTGGGTCTTGTAACATCAATAACTTGTTTAGTTAATTCTGTGGTTGGAGTCGATACACCAAAATTTTCCAATGTGACTCTGAAACGATACGATAATTTTGGCATCAACAGACCCTGACTGCCTGCACTTGCGTTGCTGGCCAAAGGTACTGTCAATTTAGATAGTGTAGATATACTCATTGTTTCTCCTATTGCTAGTATTTATAAAGTTATTATAAACCGCTTATTTCTCCTGTGTTTTTCAAACGCAACGGTATGTAAATGAACTCAACTGCTTTAACTGGTTCAATTGCTATGTCCAAGTACAATTCATTACGATCTATTCTGGCTGGAGTATTGTTGGATTCATCGCACACCACGATAAAGTCGTATAGTGCTCTTTGTCCCACTAGCTCTAGCAGTAGACCTTCTGCTTGCTGTTTAATTTCGTCTCTAGTAATTTTGTCATTGGGTTCAAACACATATGGTTTGGCCAATCTGTTCAATTGACTTCTTAAGTAGATAACCAATCTAGCAACGTTGATTCTGTCCAGTGCTGAAGCATTTCTTGCTCTGGTTTTTTGACCATAGTTGACTAAACCAGCACCTGTGATGAAAGTGATTGGGTTCACATTAGAAGTATACAATGTGTCTCTTTGACCTTCGTTCAATGCTATGCTCTCAAATTCACCTTCTGATGTGATGTAACCCACACTTGATGCGTTTGTTATGCCACCACGTCTTGTGCCTGCTGGAGCAAACCATGGATAAGAAACTTGGTCACTCAATGCAATAGTTCTCAATATCATATGACTGGCTGGCACCACAATGTCGTTGCCAAAGTTATCACTGGTGAATCCTGATGGATAAAATACGCCCATGTATTCATCAAATGAAACTAGACCTTCGTCACTGTCTTGCACTGCTAGATTCACGTTGGTTGCCCATTCGTTTAATGAAGTGGCATCTGGAGTCAATCTAAATGGAGAATCTCCTACAACAAAAGCACTTAAACCTCTGTCATAGTTTAATGAAATCATTTCGCCGATCAATTCTGAATAACCAGGACATGCTATCAAGTTGAATATTCTAGAAGCATCATCTCTGATGGCATCATTGTTGTTGACCAATGCTTGTAATGCTTGGATAACAACTTTTCTCTGTGCTTTTCTACCAAAGCTACCAGCACCGTTGGTTTGATTGCCAGATTCTAAAACCCATCTATGAGGATAGTATGCAGTCATGTTTTCATCACTGAATCTTGTATTTTGATCAGTAAGATCAACATAATTTCTCACAAATTTTTTAACGTTGAATCCACTTCTGCGTGTGTTGAACAACAACATGCCTTTTGGATACAATGTTGGATCTGGAGCATCAAAATCAACAAAGTTAGAAGTTAATAACGCTTCTATGGTGCCTGGTGTGTCGCTGTTGGCTCCTGAAGTGTTGTAACGTGCATCAGCAAATATGATACCATCTTCTGTGGTTTGATCTGAATTGTCAATCAAAGTCCATGTAACAGTTGCTGAGTTGTATCTGTAAATCTGAGGATAGTTTTCAATATCGCTGGTATCAATCCATAAATCACCAGTCACTAACGGTGTCTCATCAGATTGTACTGTTGGTTTAGTAGCTGACACGATAGGTCCTAGTGGACTAGAATTTGGAAATGCTGCTGCATCTTTGTAACCCTTCCATGTGGTTCCATTGTGATACATGATATCTGCTTCGTCCACAATTGAATTGTACCATAATTGACCATCTGCAGTCAAACTGGTTGGAGCATTGCTGTCAGCTGTGTAAGATAATGTTTTCCAATTGCTGGCTCTCAATACCACTGGATTGGTTGATCCATCAGTGGCATCATCGTTGTATAGATTGGTTGTAGAATCTGCTATGAATCCTGCCAAAGTAAGTAAATCACCAGTATCAGTAATTTTAATATCTCCGCCGATATTGTGTGATATCACAACTCTGTTCAAAGTGTCCACACTGGCTTCAATGTTAACAAACCCTTGAGCATTGATTGCATTAGCAATTGTATCAGCATCACCAGATTGTCCCACTGTTGTGATAGAAAAAGTTGTGCTAGATCCCAATGCTTCTTGATTGATTTTTGATTCTTGCATGGTCACACTGTATGTGCCAGACACACACTGAGTGGTGATTGCACTGGATTTAATAATGGTTGCTCCAGTATTTTCTTTTCTTTGAATTATGAAATCAACTTCATCACTGCCATTGTTGGAATTCACATAAAGTGATCCCACAGCAATATTTGCTCCACCACCCGCTCTGTCAATGTTGTACAGTGCAGATTCATTGCTGTTGTAAATTGGAGCAGAAATGTCTTCAAATAAATTGGTCACACCATTGAATTTTTTAATTTTAAATCTAGCACCAAGATTTGGAGTAGTAATTTTAATCCATAAAGATCCAGTTGGTCTTGGATTAGCATCTGTAGATTTAAACGCAGGGATTTGTGTGTGAGGTTGAACCACTACTGAAGGAATGTATTTTGTGCCTGCTGTAAATCCTAAGTCTGCTAATAAAGTTCCAGAAACTGAAGCTAAAATAATATTGCTTGTGGTTGAAAAGATTGCCACTGCAGTGCCGATACTGGCTGCTGTGACTCCAACGATATTTGCTGAGTTGATATTAGAAATTACTTGAGTGTATGAAGTTCCTGTGATAGGTGTTCCATTGATAGTAAAAGTACCTGATGTAGATAATACGTTTTGATTAGATCCTATTACTGTTGGCTGACTGGCTTTCCAAGCAGTTGATCCTACTTGAACCCAAGTGCCTAGATAATTTTTGTAGTATAAATCATTGAAAGTTGTGGTGGCATTGATAGCATAATCTCCAATTTGGCCCACTGCGCCTTTGGGAGCATTGCCTGCTGTTTCACCCACTAATTGTTCAACATCTGTGATCACAGTTGGAACTTTATTAGTAAATGTTTGACCTCCTGTAGAAGTCACAGGATTAGAATTCCATTCAAATATACCAAACAAACTATTAGCTGTGTCAAACCAATATGTGCCAGCTGCTGGAGTTCCGGCTGGTGCATCAGCTGATGCTTGAAGTTGATCTAAATCTACGTTAGCTCTTACCACGTAAGCTCTGTTGCTCACTCCTAGGAAAGAATATGCTGCTTGTAAACCGTACTCATTTAATTCACCACCGTGAATTGGATTGTTGTTTGAATCTGTGTAGAAAATTGCATCACCAAATGTGTCACTCAAATCTCTTTGAGAAGTTACAAGATAAGGTTTACCAGCATTGGCTGCTCTTGTGCCTTCTGCTGTGCCTGTGCCTGCTGAATTGGCTTTGTCCTGAGCAGTGGCAATAAAGATCATTGGAACCGTACCTGGTTCCGCTGGTGTATAAAAACTTTCGTCTATTACTGTAACTTGTACGCCCGGTGATACTAGTGCCATATTGTTTTCTCCTATCTATGACTTATTTGAATATATTTATTCAGATAGCTCAAAAATACACCTCATTAATCCCAACAAAAAGGGCCAAAAAAGGGCAGCTAAATACTGTATGCGACCTTTGTGCAAAGCCTGCAAACAACGCCCCTGTGCTGTGAATTATCACAAAGCAAACAAGGTATTCTATAGATCTCAGTGCGAGCAGTGTGTGCGTTACAAAGGCAGATCCATGGGCATGCCCAAATGGCAGCAGTCGGGCTATGTGAAAAAAAACGAGTGTGATAAGTGTTCACACAAAAGCAAACATGCTCAGCAGTTTAATGTGTTTCATGTGGATGGCAATCTTAATAACTGTAGATTTAACAATCTTAAAACAGTGTGTGCCAACTGTCAGCGAGTGCTGCAATCACAAGGTATCAAATGGGTGCAAGGAGACCTTGTACCTGACTTCTAAGAGCTTCTATGGTGCTATTGTTGTTTAGTTCAGCATCAAATGCAAATCTAGCCCACGCCCATTCACTGGCATGTATGTCTTTGGGTTCTATGCCCACATCTTGATATATTTTAAACCACAGTGGCAATGTGCCTCTTTTAACCCACCAAACTTTTCCACCAACACTTTTGATCATGTCAGCTTCATTCACAAAACGCACATCTGGAATAACCCAGTTGATCTGAGGATTTTCTATAATTTTTTTCTTGGTCAAACTGACCCATATGCCATCATAAAATCCATTACGCATGCATTCTGTACCAAACTTTTGTAGAGCCAATCTAGGAGTGATCGTGCTGCCTACTTCTTTGCTCCAATAAGCATCAGGCTGTTCTCTCCAAGCTCTGCTTTCATCAGTTTTGCCATCCAGCAATTGTCTGTCCCAATCGAACATCTGAGCCACAGCATCTTTGAGTTTGTCAGCAAAAGATATTTTTTGAAAATTGTGTTGTTCCACCAAGCAATCAGCAATGGTGTCTTTGCCACTGCCTATTAATCCGCAAATTCCGATAATCATATTAAAGCACTATTGTACTTTAAATTTATAATAATGTCAATGAAATATTAACCGATTGTGAAATGATAGCCCACGCCACCAGCCATTTGTGTGGCCAATTCAGCATCCAATCTATCCATTTCAGCTTGAGCTTCGGCTTTTAAAGTGTCACCATTCAGTGTGGTTCCACCCTGTGGTCCTGCCACAGTGTTGAATTTGGATCTGGCTTCACCCAACATGTATTTGCAATTGGCCAATGTGTAACTTTTGATCCATTCTCTAGATTTGTAATCGGTCAACAGTTGGCTTTCGGGTCTGTAATTGTAAGCAAACAACATCAATGTTTCTTCTGCTCGGGGTCTTTGTAATAACGTTAAAACTTTGGTCACTGAGTTCCATTTGAATTCTATGAAAGAACCAAACATTCTACCCACCATTTCCTGATACTGAGAAAACATGTTGTAAGTGGCCAAACCACCCATGTTGGAACTGGCCAATAGATAGGTGTTGGTGTAGGCCAAATTGAATGGTTCAAACACTGTGCCACCATCTCCGCCACCACTTCTTGAACCAACACTTCTTCTAAAAATCTGTCTAATTTCCATCACTTCGTTGGGCAAGGTATAACTGTTTTGATCCAACACTGTGGTCAAAAACAAATAACTTTCCTCCACTGAATTGTCGGATCTTTGACGATATCTACCCAAAGCTCTGGTTAGTGCTGTTTCATAGTGATTGGGATCCAGTTCAACCTCAACCATGCCCCCACCCAGCATGTCTTTAGCAAAACTGTATATTTCTTGTCTTTGTGTTTGTAGTTCGCTCATCAATAGGTTCCTATAACATATTTAGCACCAGACACAGCATGAATAAATATACACATGCCAAGAATCAGTTTATACAAGCCAGAAAAGGGCGAAGATTACACATTTTTAGATCAAACAATCGCAGAAATGTTCACAGTGGGCGGCACTGATGTGTTTGTACACAAATACCTTGGACCTGTGAATCCTGATGAAGAAGATGCCACAGCCACACAGCCCAGATACAATGCTGTGAAAGAAACCAATATTCAAGACCTATTATTTTTAGAAAATAGAGATAGAAAATACGATCCCAACATCTATCAGATCAGAGGCATTTACAACGTGAGTGACATTGACTTTGACATGAGTCAATTTGGATTATTTCTGCAAAATGATACAATATTTTTAACTGTGCATATCAACAGTTCAGTCAAAACCATTGGTAGAAAATTAATGTCAGGAGATGTGATAGAATTACCACATTTAAAAGACCAATACGCACTGAATGATTACAAAGTGGCATTGAAAAGATTTTATGTGATACAGGATATAAACAGAGCAGCAGAAGGATTTTCACCCACTTGGTATCCTCATTTATATAGATTAAAACTTAAACAAATAGTAGACAGCCAAGAATTCAAAGAAATACTGGATTTACCTGCTGAAGAAGGCAGTGAAAACACTCTACGAGATGTGTTGAGCACATATGAAAAAGAAATGCAAATTAACAATGCTGTTGTGGCACAAGCAGAAGCAGACTCAAACAAGAGTGGATACAATACTAAAAATTTATTCACTTTGCAAGTGGATGAACAAGGCAAGCCTGAATTGGTCACCACAGATATCAACACATTGGATGCCAGCACTGCCAATGAAATGGCAGATAGAATCAATCAAACACCAGACAGAAATGGTTATGACGGTTATCTATTGGGAGATGGATTTGCGCCCAACGGTGAAGTGTTTGGTCACGGCATAGGATTTCCTTTGGGTGCTGCCAAAGGTGATTATTTTTTAAGAACAGATTTTTTACCCAATAGATTATTTAGATACGACAGCACACGTTGGATCAAAATGGAAGATGCTGTGCGTATGACGTTGACCAACACTGACACCAGAAACACACAAAAAACAGGATTTATCAACAACACCAACACAACCACAGTAGCAGGTCAAACTGTCCCACAAAGACAAAGTTTATCACAAGCACTTAAACCCAAAGCGGACAATTAAACATGGAATTTTTTTACGACGGACAAATACGCAGATATATTACTCAGATTGTGAGATTAATGAGTAATTTTTCTTATAAAGATGGCAAAGGTCAATTGAAGACCATACCAGTGATGTATGGCGATATCACTAGACAAGTGGCACATATCATTAGAGACAACAGTGAAAATAAAATTCCCAGTGCTCCTAGAATGGCAGTATACGTGACTTCATTGGAAATGGATCGTACCCGTACAGCTGATGCTACATTTGTAAGTAAAATACATGTGAGAGAAAGAGCATTTGATGAAAATAACGAGGAGTATTTGAATATTCAAGGAGCCAATTTTACTGTGGAAAGATTAATGCCTACTCCTTACACCTTGGGTGTGAGTGTGGACATTTGGTCAACCAATACAGATCAAAAATTACAAATATTAGAACAAATATTGATGTTATTCAATCCCAGTTTAGAAATTCAAACCACTGACAATTACATTGATTGGACCAGTTTAACTGTGTTAGATCTTAATGGAATAACTTTTAGTTCCAGAGGAATTCCCACAGGCACTGAAAGTGAAATAGACATTGCCACACTGCAATTTACCACTCCAATCTATATCAGTGCACCAACCAAAGTAAAAAAATTAGGAGTAATTACAAAAATTATCACCAGTATTTTTAACGAACAAACAGGTAATATTGATTTGGGCATGAGCATGCCTGAACTCAAAGCATATTCAGATGATCCCACCGACACTGCTAGATCAGATATCAATACCACAGCTGATGGCACTCAAGATACCAGCAAAGTGGTAAGAACAGATGCTGATTCTGTGACAGCAACCACTATCAGTGATTGGGATATTGTGGTAATGAACAGCATAGTTCAAATAGTGGACAAAGGAGTTGTGGGCGTAACCAATTGGAGAAAAGTGTTGGATGCATATCCAGGAATTTATCAAGCAGGCATCAGTAGAATACTTTTGGAACGTTCTGATATGGATTCCACAATTTCAGGAACGTTTGCTCTCAACAGTTTGAATGAAAATCAATTGATAGTGAATTGGGACACTGATACTATTCCAACCAATACAATTATCAATGGAGTAACCAACAGAGGCACTGTGGATTACATCATAGATCCACTCACATTCAATCCCACAGCAACAAAAATTTCTGGATTACGATTATTAATTTTAAATGACATAGGATCAAACAGTAATGTGGACGGAGCCGATGCATGGAAGAATTCCAACAGTAGTGATTTTGTGGCTCAATCCAATGACATCATAGAATGGAATGGCACTCAATGGAACATATTATTTGATGCCAGTGCCAATGCTAACACTGTGGATTCAGCAGTTGAATTTACCTACATCACCAATCTAAACACAGGTGTGCAGTACAAATGGGATGGCACAGCATGGTTATTGAGCTTTGAAGGTGAATATCGCAAAGGAACCTGGAACCTAAGTCTATAGCATAATTATCAGTATGACCAATAAGAAAATAATTGGCTGCGGAGCCTTGTTCTATAATCTAGACACCAAAAGATTTTTGTTTTTACACAGAACTCAAAGCAAACAATCCAACGTGTGGGGATTAGTGGGCGGCAAGAATATTGCAAGCGAAACACCTTGGGAATCGCTCAAAAGAGAAATCAGTGAAGAAATTGGTTCTGTAAATATTACCAAAACTATACCTTTAGAAACGTTTGTGAGCAATGATGAAAACTTTTTATATCATACCTATCTGTGTGTGGTAAAAAATGAGTTTATCCCTAAATTAAATGAAGAACACGATGGCTACGCTTGGGTAATATTTGGCAAATGGCCCAAACCTTTACATCAAGGATTGAGAAATACATTACAAAACAAAAATAATCAAATAAAACTGGAAACAGTTTTTAAGATGTTAAAATTTCTATAATGATCAAAATACTTGGTGATATCATGCTGGATCGTTGGATCGTGGGCACTGCTGATCGCATGTCACCTGAAGCACCCATTCCTATTTTATTAGAACAAAATCAAAAAGTTTCTCCAGGTGGTGCTGCTAATTTAGCAGTGAATATGGCTGCCATTCACAATGATGTACAATTGTATGGAGCAGTGGGCAAAGACACAGACGGTTACAGTTTAGTAAACTTATTAAAAAACAGCAATGTATTTTTATCCATAGCAGAAGATGCTCCTATTACCACAACAAAAATAAGATTGGTTGAACAAAGAGGGCAACACATACTGCGTTGGGATAGAGAAAAACAATACATCAAAGATAGTTGTTTATCTCAACTGTTATTTTCTCTCACAGAAAAAAGTATGGTATTAATCAGTGATTATGCCAAAGGAGTTATTAAATCTCACACAGTAAAAAACATTTTAGAAAAAACTCAATGGGTGTTGGTAGATCCCAAACAATCTGCTGATTATTATGATGGAGCATTTTTAGTTAAGCCCAACATGAAAGAATATGAATCATGGAATGGCACTTTTGATGTGGATTCAGCTGTGAAATTTGCTCAAACACACAGTTGGACATGGCTTATAATCACTGATGGAGCTAAAGGTATTCATATCATTTCCAAAGAAGGATCGTACTCACATGTGAAAGAACCCGTGAGAGAAGTGGCAGATGTCACCGGAGCAGGTGATACTGTGTTGGCCGTGATAGCATATGGTATCAAACAAGGCATGACTGTGCCACGTGCTTGTGAATTGGCATGCTATGCTGCAGCAAGAAATGTGGAAAAGTTTGGTGTTGTGCCTGTCACCAAAGAAGATTTGAACAAAGGCACAGTATGGACCAATGGAGTGTTTGATATATTACACACAGGACATTTGGAATTATTAAAGTTTGCTAGGAATCAAGGTAAAAAGTTAATAGTAGGCATCAACGATGATGCCAGTGTGCGTAGATTAAAAGGTGAAGGCAGACCAGTGAATGATTATGCCACAAGAAAACGTCAATTGGAAATGTTGCCTTGGGTGGACGAAGTAGTGCTATTCACAGAAGATACTCCACAAAGAATCATAGAAGAAATTAAACCAGACATTATTGTCAAAGGTGGAGATTACACAGTGTCCACCACAGTAGGCAATGAGTTGGCACGAGTGATTATATTTCCCACCGTGGAAGGATTTTCCACCACAAAAATTATAGATAGATTACAATCATGAGAATATTAATCACAGGACACAAAGGATTTATCGGTCAAAATCTATTCAAACATCTTGTGAACAAAGGACACACAGTGGAAGGATATGATTATATTCCTGATGTGATGCCAGATGTAACCAAACACGATCAAGTGATACACTTGGGTGCTATCAGCAGCACCACAGAAACAGATGTGGAAAAAATAATGATTCAAAATTTTGATTTCAGTTGTAAATTATTGTACCTGTGTGATATGATGGGTATTAATTTTCAATACGCCAGCTCAGCCAGTGTGTATGGTCTAACAAAAAATTTCAAAGAAGATGCTGCCATGTCTCCATTGAGTGCTTATGCTTGGAGTAAATTTTTGTTTGATAGAATGATTAAATCTGTTCCTTACAGTGAATACAACATATCAGTGCAAGGATTTAGATATTTTAATGTGTATGGAGCACATGAAGAACACAAAGGCAACCAAGCATCGCCCATTTCAAAATTTATTCAACAAGCTCAACAAGCAGGAGTAATTAAACTTTTTGAAAATAGTGAAAAATATCTGAGAGATTTTGTGTGCGTGGATGATGTTTGTGATGTGCATGAACAAATGTTGACCAAAGATGTGAGTGGTATTTTTAATGTGGGCACAGGAACACCCACAAGTTTTGCTGAAGTAGCAGAAATAATTGCCAAAAAATACAATGCTCGTATAGAATTAGTGCCCATGCCAACACAATTAAAAGCACAGTATCAAACTTATACCTGTGCTGACACAACTCTTTTAAATACTCATGTGAACATCCAATACAAAACCATAGAGGAATATATTCGCAATGACCGTGAATAGACAAGAAGGCAAAATAGACAAAGGTTGGGGTTATGAATTAATATGGGCCACCAATGACAATTACTGTGGAAAAATTTTAGTGTTTACCAAAGCAGGCAACAAGTGTTCACTGCATTTTCACAAACACAAAGAGGAAACTTGGTTTGTGAATTCTGGAAAATTTTTAGTGCGTTGGATAGACACCAAGGATGCTAAAATATATCAGAAGGAATTAAGCGAAGGTCAAACTTGGCACAATCCTCCTCTACAACCTCATCAATTGGAAGCTGTGTTGGACAACAGTTCAATCACAGAAGTTTCCACTGCAGACAGCGTGGAAGACAATTATAGAATAGTGCCTGGTGACAGTCAAAAAACTGTTACGCCTGAGCTTCACCCCATCGCAAAATAACAGATCCATTCACTGCTGAGCCTGATATCTTGTAGATATTGATGGCCAACACGTCTGGACCATTGGGGAACGTGCCTCTGCCACCTATGGCAGTGGTGGTTAACTCTTTTAATTCTTTCAAACTCAAAGCAGCCAATGCTCCTGGTTGCAACAAGAATGAAAACACCTGTTCACCTGGCAGTGCAAACTGTGGATCGCCAAACTGGAAGGTCACTGTGCCTGCAGCTGACACCAAAGTGGCCAGTGTCTGTGTGAACGTGGCTCTGATCACAGTGGTGCTGCCCAATCTTCTATTGCTCACAGCACTCACAGAAGTGTTGGCTGGAAATTGTGTGAATGAAGTGGCCACTCTGGTACCATTGGAAGCGCCCGAGTTGTTCCAAGTGGCCTGTGTGAAGAATATGAAGTTACCTGTGTAAGTTGCTCCTGTGCCGGCAGCTGTGACTGTGGTAGCAGTGGCGGTGTTCACTGCCTGAGTGGCATTGGCTGCACTGCTCATCACTATGCGTGTGTAAGCTACTCCGCTGACCGTGGCATATGAACTGGTGATGGTGGCCACTGTCTGACTGCTGATCACAAAAGTGGAGACCAGCAATACATCACCCACTGTGATGTTGGAAGATGTTGCTTCTGCGTTAGTGATTAAAAAATCTGTTCTGCCATTCACATAGGCGCTGGCATAGTTGGTTGAGATACTGTTCTGCACACTGATGGTCACGTTGACACCAATAGTACTGTTGCCGTTGGCAGCAGAACTCATTTCAATTCTGGTGTATATACTCCCCAAATATGCACGAGTAATATTGGAAATACTCTGTCCTGCAGTGACAAAAGTACCCTCTGACAGTCTGTCACCCACTCTCAAAGGAGTACTGGTTAATGCATCATAAGCTGTGTTGGTGATATAAAAATCATTGGAGGTGGTTTGAAACGAACGAGTTCTAAATCCTGAGTTGGCAATGGCTGTCAAGTTCTGTGTGACAGTGGAGAATCCTCTAGCATTCACAGTGGTGGTCAGTGCTCCTTGTATGGTAGCAGTGGTGGTGGTCAGTGGCACACCTCCCCAGTTGATAGAACCCCCCAGTGCTATCTGCGCAAAACTTGGTTGACCTCCTGCAGCAGAGCTGGCCAGACCTGTCCAAGTGATGTTGGATGGATTGGCAGGATAATTTCTTGGATTCAATACTCCTTCTATAACCACAGTGCCTGAGCCTGTGTCAGTGGTCACTGCCACTTCATTCAATAACAATTGTGCTCTGTTTAATAAATCTCTTTCACCCAAATCTCCCACCAATGCATTGGAAACAGATGGAGCCAATCTGATCATAAAGGCAGTCTGTTTGGCAGTGCTCACACTCAATCCTGTGGCAGCATAGTTAAAAATGTATCCTCGGTCTTCATCAAATAAACCATCAGTGAGCAACGCTGACCCCCAGTGACTGATAGTGGGAGTGGCTGTGCAACTGACCAATGTGACTCCAGTGCCCACGGAATATGATGATGCTGTGCCACCTGTGTATACTCTGTTGATTCCAGAAGTGAATGAACCAAATGAAGCTGATCGGGTACATCCAGTCAAAGATCTGCCTGATTTTCCATTGTATGATATCAATTCATTGCCTACGTAAATTACACCATTGTCAGGAAATCTACGAGCATCAACTAATTCTATGGTGGTTTGAGAAGAATTCACTGCAGAGTATAATTCACTCAATGCTGAACGATTTTCCACTTCATATCTCACAGGCAAGTTGGCAGTACGCATGTAAGCTTCGGTGTTGGTATTGGAATTTCTTATCTTGTGTAAGAACACAAATTTTCCGTCAGCTCCTCGCAGCATCCATTCAATGAATCCTGCTGCATACCATGAATACTGCATGCCCAACATCTGCATGCGCCATGGTAGTAGATTATATCCGCTGGGTCCTGTGCCATCCAATTTGTCCAAATTCCATTGACTCTGTGGCACATATAATTCTTCAGTGATACACACTCGGGCTCCCACAATACTGTTGGCACCTCGCCAGTCTGGAGCCACTGTCATGGCTGTTTGAGAATTCAATTGAGTCACCAAATGACTCATGCCTCTGATTACAATCTTATCTCCTACTTTTAATTGATCTTGAAATCTTGTGCCTGTGCCAGTGATTTGATTGCTGTCTGTGTTCACAGCAATGGTACCTGTCAATTGATTGGTGCTGCTTCTGCGCACCACTGCCATCTCTTCGCCATCATACTGATAGAATATTCCGTTCTGTTCATCAAATGCACCTATACGCACAGTTGAACCATGCCAATATTTGATAAGCATTTTGCATTCAGTGCCCAACAGTGCTGTGGTGGTGCTCAATACCACTGCTGATCTGGCAGTGAAACTGCGTGCATCTATCACACTCTCCACAGTGAATTCTCCATTGTATTCAAAACTCACAAATCCTATGGTTTCTATCACACAGCCTGCCTGCACTCCGTGATCTGTGTCATCTGCTGTGAATGTGATCAAACTGTTCACTGCTGTGCCAGATGCTGTGGCTCCTGACAAATTGTAACTGGGAGCAAATAATCCTCCAGTGGTGTACATGATGCCTTTGCCTGATTGATATCTGATATATTTCTTGCTCTGTCTGATGGCCTGTGCACCATGGCTGGGGTTACCTGTGCCCAACTGTACTCCACCATCAAATGGTCTATGCACAAAGAAACTGTCTGGTCTGGCATACACCACTCCTGTGATAGAACTGCCGGAGATATTGATGATGCCTGTGGTTCTGGCCACAAATCTTATGGTAGCTGGGCTGGGCACTGAAGATACCACGTGTGGTCCTGTGCCCAACTGGTGATTGGCTGAAGTGAGATTGATTTCCAATGCAGTGGTTGATTGATCAGTGAGCACAAATCTTCCAAATCCTTGACCAGTGTAATAAGTGTAAGCCAAAGAATCCCAAGTGGATGAAGTGGCCAAAGTTCTTGCAGTGAATGATCCTGTTTCACCAGTGAATGAAGTGAGAGCTGATGTGGTGCCTGTGGCAGTGATTAAAAATACGTCATCGCCGTAAATTATTTCATTCCATGTGGTGCTGCTGGGCAGAGTGCTCAGTGTCCAAGTGGTTCCATTGGTGGAAAATGCTGCATTGGTACTGCCGGAGCTGATGGCCACAAACCTGTTGTTGCCGTAACTCACAGCACTCCATGTGGCTGAGGCTGGCAGTGCTCCTGTGGCAATCCAGTTGACTCCATAGTCTGGTGAATATGCAGCCACCGTGCCGCCTGAAGCCACTGCTACAAAATATGTGGAAGTTCCTATCAAACCTGAGGCTACGCCGGTCCATGTGCCGCTGCTGGGCAGTGTGCTGGCTGACCAATTGGCTCCACCATCAGTGCTGTAGGCAGCAGCAGTGCCACCTGTGGACACAGCCACAAATACACCGTCACCATAGGCCACTTTGCTCCAGTTGGCGCCGCTGGGTAGAGCAGCAGCAGTCCAACTCTGTCCACTGTTCACAGACCAAGCAGCAGAAGTGCTGCCAGAAGCTATAACCACAAAATAATCAACGCCACTCACTCTGCCAGCTGCCACGGAAATCCATGAAGCTGTTGAATCCAATGCTCCGCCTGCTGCCCAAGTTTGTCCGTTGGTGGATCTCTGTGTGGCTGTGGCACCGGATCTCACTGCCACAAAAGTTCCACCCAGAGCAGCCACAGACCATGTGCCGCTGCCTGTGATGGTTCTAGCTGTGGATGCTAATTCTGGTGCAGGTTGCGAAGTGACCTGACTCAATATGGTGGTGCCTGGAACCAATCCGTGTGGAGCTTGAAAATCCACTTGTACAGTGGCAATGGCTCCCACGTTTAGAGCTGTGCCAGCAGCGATGTTGCCAGTGATGGGTTCACTGATGCTCACTGTAGGATACACTGTGATGGAATCACCTGCATAACCCACTCCACTGATGGTGATTGTGTCTATGACTCCTCCTGTGACTCCTGTGATTTCAATGGTGGCATCGTTGGTTGGAGTAGCACCATTCAGTGTGGTGCCCGATACTGCAACTGTGTTGCCTTCTTCATACAATGTGCCTGCATTGTTCAGTGTGACTGAATATGCTCCATTGCTTCTGGTTATGTTAAATTCTGCTCCATTGCCCAAGTGTGACACGTTGGGAGCTGGTGTGCCTGAATAAGTGACATCTCCTGATGACCCCACTGGTGAGCCCACTGGTGTGAAAGTTAATACATCGCCTGTGCCAGTCACAGAAGCTATTTCCAACACAATGTCATTGGCTGGTGATGTGCCACCAAAAAGAGTGCCTGCAAATGTGACCTGTTCAGTCACAACATAACCAGTGCCTGCTGCTACTGAGCTGATAGAATATGTGCCTGTGCCACCTGTTCTGGTGACATTGATTTGAAATCCACTGCCTGTGCTGCCGGTGTAACCGGTGTGTCCTATGTTGAGGTAAGTGGCACCGCCCAAGATGGAAGTGCCTGTGAATGTGAATGAGTCTATGTCACCACCAGTGCCTGCGGCAGTGATTAAAATATTAACGTCATTGGCTGGTGTAGCGCCACCCAAACTGGTGCCTAATATTTTTAATCTGTCACCTTTTTGATAGTTGAATGGTGTGGGTGATGCTCCTGGAGTTTGAACCAAAGTGTATACTCCAGCACTGCGAGTCACATTAAATTGTGCACCTACTCCTACTGGAGCAGTGAGAGTGCCAGTCACAGCATTGTTGACACCATCTCTACCTTTGTATGCCACGCCCAATTGATTGCTCAATGATAATGCACTGCCCACTATGGTGTTGATGGTGGATGCTGTGCCGCCCACGTCCAAAGCCATGCTGGTTTGTATGCCAGTGAGATTGGTCAAACTAATTTGAGTGTCAGTGACCAGAGTGTTCAATAACACATTGGTGGTCACAGAAGCAGCGCCCACTGTGCCTGACACACTGGTGCCCACTGGAATTTCTGCAGGACCTGTTATGGGTGAACCCACAGTAGGTGCTGATCCGATGTAAACAAATGACGTGGCTCCTGTGGTGGCCAATAATGCAGTGACTATGCTGAGTGTGGTACCATTGGTGAACACTGAAAAACTGGGCTGACCTATGGAAGCACCTGTGAAAAATTGTGCTTGACGTATCTGTATGAATGAAGTCAACAAACTTTGTTCGTTGCTGGTGCCTACTCTAGCACTGGCATAGTAAGTGAAACTCACAGAACTAGGCACACTGTACACTAAAAAAGATCCTTCTGCTCTGGCAAATCCTGACACAGTGCTGTTTAATCCTTTCACAGAAATGGGTTGACCCACTGTGAATCCATGCACTCCTGAAGTGGTCACAGTGATCAATGAACTACCAAAAAATCCAGTGTTCACTGATGCATCAGTAACACAACTCAACACAGTCAGATCGCTGCCAGGTACTTCATATGTGGAAGGATACATTCTCAAAGTGCCCAGAGCCTGCCATTTGGTTGGTTGTAATCCATATTCAAAGTCAGCATCCAACATGGCCTGAGGCGCTGCCACACGCATACGTTCAATGGCATCTGTGCCGAATTCCCAAGGTCTGATTGTTTGTGCAGCTTCTTCCACAAAAAATTGTATATTAGAATCCACAGTGAGTGTGCTGGTATCAGCACTCAAGTCTATGGTGGTGATTGAATCACTGGTCTGCCACCAAGTGGGCCAATCCAAATCACTTAATAAATTGCCGTCGCCGCTGCTGCGTCCTTGTTTATAGGTCACAGAAATACTATTGGCAGGATCAGCAAAACTGTATAAGATATTTCCTGAATCCACATCAGTAATCAATAATATGCTGGCGGGATCAATCTGTCCAATCACTCTGATGGAAGACACACCTGGTACCTTGGCTGGCATTGCACTGGGACCGTTGGTGATCACTGTGCTGAAAATATTCCACAACACTATGTTGGCAGTGGCAGCATCACTCTCTGTGCTGATGCCTGCAGTGAATACCTGAGGTGTGGTATTGCCGTAGGTGGGAGTGACTGGTGTTTTGGTCAGTATGAATTGATTGATAATATCACGCAGATAGGCCTGTCCAGTGGTCTCTGGTGTGACATCACCTCGGATCTGAGGTTCTCCGTCTATCCAAAAATAATCTGCCACCTGACGACATTTAACATTGCCACCATATCTTAAATCGTGTGTGACTGCGTCTATGAAATACCCCACGTCTCTGATACATTTTTGTGAAGCGTAGGTATATCCCACATAAGGTGCAATGCTGTTGGCGATGTTGTAGTTGATGTATGCTACAACCTGTTGTTGTAAAAATGCTTTGTTGGCCAGTACCAGTGTGGCAGCATTGGGATATAGACCATCATCCTTGCCAATACCTGGTTCAAATATAAAATTTTTTAACTGTTTTTTAGCCATTTTTTACAGAGTTGTGTTTAGACATTGTATTTACCTATGCTCCCAAAGCCACAGCAAAAGCCACAGCAGTACGATCCACGTAGTCTTTTCTGGTGATATTGGCTGCATTGGTGGGAGTATTCACCACAGTGCCGCTGACAAAAGCAGCAGTGCTGGCCACAGTTAATCCTATGGTGGTATTGTTGATGGTGGTGTTTTGCACAGGCAAGTTGGATCCTGTGGCATCTATTCTGCCCACTTCCACACTTTGACTGGCAGTTCTAAAAATCACATCACCCAAAGGTTCAATGGTGAGATCGCTCAAAGTGCTGCCATCATCCACAGTGGTGATACTGTTGGACACCAAAGAATTGTTGGCTTGCACATTGTTCTGTGCTAATAAATTTTGACCTATGTTGATATCGCTGTTGACTCTCAAATTGCTTTGTATGGCCACTCCTCCGGTCACAATCAAAGCAGCCGCTACCAGTGAAGTGGCAGCAGTTGAATCTGTGATGGATACTGTGGAATTAAAAATGGAATCACCATCCACTGCCAAAGTGTTTTGCAATTCTGTAGAACCTGTGACCAATAAATCTGTAAGAGTGCTGGTGCCTGTGGAGTCAATATCAATCACTGATATACTGTTGGCTGTGATATTGTTGGTGGTAATGTTGTTGGCCACAAGATTGCCTGCAGCATTCACGCTGAATGATGGACTTTGAAAGCCATACAACGATTTTAATGGATTATTAACTACTGGCATAAATGTCTAGTTTTTAGTGTATTTATCTAAAACCAGCTGCTATTTTAACGTGTGATAGGATTAAGAGTTTCGAAATAGGTGGCTTGGAAGATGCATTTAGAACCATAGTATATGGTGCTGTCAGCACCTTGTGCAGCAGTGGCTCGTAACTCCACATATGAATCGTTTACAGTGGCAGTAAGGGTGATTAATTCATTGCCAAGATTTCCACGACCATATATGGTCACTGTGGCAGCGTTTGGTCCACCCACCAGCAAACATCTTATAATTTCTTTGTTGTTGGTATCATAGTCCACCATCATGGTGTACTCAGCAGCTGATACAGATGTGAATTGCCATCTATCTATTAATGTGTCTGTTTGCACACTGGTAAAAGGACCTCCCACTGAAAAATTTAAACCATTTTTTAACAGTAGAGTATTCTTTACACCCTTGCCAAACAAGTTGTTTACATTGAACATGTGTGTATTTACCTTAAAATAATTTTATTTTTTATTCTTTTTGTAGCCGTGTTTGATCATGCTGTTGACAGATTGCATAATTCTATTTTCCACTTCTTTGTCCATTTTCATAGCATCTTCATTGGCTCTGTCAGCATATTCATCCATGGTTATGCGTATAGGACTGTAAATTCTACTGTCTTTGTTCATGTCAATGATATCAAATTTATTATTGTCTGGATAAGAAACATTATTGGGAAATGTTGAACCAAATACCACTGTGGCTGTTTTGTCAAAAGCATGTGCAAGATGTTGGCCCAAACTGTCACAGCCTAAGAAATGATCACACATTTTTATCACAGCACTCCAAATTCTTATATGTATATTCTGAGGCACAGCCACTGGAAAATTTATCTGATGTTTACTAAAATCTATGGGAAATTCTGACATCACCATCACAGCATATTGTTTGCCCAACTGTCTAATTAGATTGATAATGTTTTCCAATTCAAAACTTCTACCACTCACATCTATAAAACTATCGTTGTCTTTTTTAGATACTCTACCAAAAGGTTGAAACACTACTATTTTTTCTTTTTTAGTGGTTTCTTTTATTTCTTTAATCATCTGTCTTGCCATGATCAGTTCTTCTTTGGAAAGATAAATTTTGGGTTTTTCTAATGTGCGTAGTCCTTTGCCATTAATCTCTATGTCATATGCTTGTGCAATATTACATTTTTGATTGTAGTATTCCCAAACCCTGTATGGTTCAGGAGTTATCAGTTGTCTATCTTTTAAGTATTCATTGAATAGATTCTTGTGCCAAACATCATACGCTCTAAAATGTAATTTAGGATGTCCTTTGTAGAAATCAGTGCCACCTTCACACACAATAATAAAATCATCATTGGGATTATCGTTGGCATAATTTTCTAGTGCTGGCACTGAACACAATGTTCTACCTGCTCCTCCGTTAATAAAAAATGCTTTGTTCATATTAATTCGGCATGTGTATTAATTTTTTATGCTCGGGCAAGTATAGATATTCAATTTTGGAATTTTCTAGAGTTCTAAATGCATCATCCAAAGTTTCAACCAAAGGTTCACCACCCAAATTAAATGAAGTATTGAATAATATAGGTATACCTGTTTCATCTTTGAATGTTTTAATTAAATCATAATAATGTTTATTTTGTTCTTCAGTAACTGTTTGTATTCTACAAGTGCCATCCACATGAATAATTGCAGGAATTTTTTCTTCAACACCTGGTTGACAATTCACAGCATACATCATAAACGGAGAATCTTTCATGCCACGCAAATCAAACCATTCATGCACATCATCTTGCAATATAGTTCCAGCAAATGGACGGAAGTATTCTCTCTTTTTAACTAGATTTACAAAATCTTTGCCATCTTTGAATGTTGGGTCAAACAATATGGATCTATTGCCCAATGCTCTAGGACCGTTTTCTGATCTACCTTGGAACATGGCCACTATATTTTTTGATTTTAAAAGTTTTACTATATCTTTGTGTGTGGCATCTGTTATTTTAACATTTTTATTTTCACTGATGCTGGCTCTTTTTTCAATGTCTGCCAATGTGTATTCTCTTATAGGACCCAAGTATAATGTGTTATGCACTTTTGGAGTTTTGTCAGCAAATATCTGATGATAGAACATCAATGCTGCACCCATTGCTGTGCCAGCATCGTTGGAAGTTGGTTCCACATACAGTTCAATTCCTTCTTCTTTCAAATGTTCTAAATAATAATAGTTGGCCACACAATTTAATCCATATCCTCCTGACAACACCACTCTCTTATTGTTGCTCATGGACACTGCTTTACGAATTAATTTTAAAACTTGTTCTTGAGTTTGTGTTTGGCAAGCATAAGCCAAATCTCTACGATTTTGTAATAATGTTACATCATCATGAGATTTTCCTATTTCATCTTCCAGATAATCAAAAATAAGAGCGTTCACTAACGCTGCACTAGGGTAGGTTGGTACAATTAAATTTCTATTGGACAAAGGTGATTTTCCTTCAGTTTCAAATAATTGCGGAATTTTATCATTGGGTTTGCCATAGGGAAATAATCCCATGGTTTTGCCTGCTTCAATTGCTTGGAATCCACAATATTGTGTCACAGCTTCGTATACTTTTACTATGCCGGCTCTGTCACTGAATATTGCTTCGTGAGTTTTACCAGCTTCGTCAGTAATGTCCGAAGGAAAATTTTTTAATATTGCACCAATCATAGCATCACGAGTGGCATAATGTTTGTACAATGAATGAAAGTTTGAAGGATATGCACAATTTATAATTGATTCCACTTCCCAAACAGTGGTCTGTCCTTGAATATTATTATTAATGCCAATGAATGTTCCAGCACCATCTACAATCACCGACACAGCACTTTCCCAACCAGATCTGTAAAAAGCACATGCAGCATGTAATTTGTGATGTATGTGACTGAGATCAATCACTTGAGGATGGTTGTGAGGATCAGCTGTTCTATCAATCAATCCCATTTTACGTGCCAGTCCAGTGTACACGTCATCACCTGTAAAATCCACTTTGCCTGCTGTGTCTTTGAGTTTTTGTGTGTGAGCCACAATCAAATAATCTATTTTGTCAGTGTATTTTAATATTTCCATCATGCTGGCATAAGGTCCGCCATCATATTTTTGTCTACTTAATCTTTCTTCTTCTATGGAAAAAACAACGTTGCCATCTTTTAACAAACACACTCCGGCATTGTGTCCTCTAGCAATGGCAGCAATATAACCTGAAGGCTTACTTGTCATCTTGATTTCTTCTCATTACTCCGTTGATCACATAGTCTTCAATCTCTTCGTTCATAGACATCAATATTTCATTTTTTCTAGCAATTCTTTCGTCCATGGTGATTCTAATTGGATCATACTCCCTATCTATTTCTCCCATATCCATTATGTTAAAATAGTCACAATCGGGATAAGTGGTATTGACGGGATAGGTAGGTCCCAATACCACAGTGGAAGTGGTGCCTACTATGTAGGCCAAGTGCTGACCCACACTGTCACAGCCTAAGAAATGATCAGCTTGTTTGATCAGTGCTGTCCACACTCTTAGATTCAATCCTTCGGGCATGGCCACATCATCTGTGTATTTTTGATCCTTAAGATCCATGCCAAATTCTGACATCAGTATCACTGCAAAGTTTTCTTTTTGTAGTTTTCGTATCAAGTTCTTAACATCTTTGTATTCAAAACTGCGTCCAGTTTTATCCAAAAGAGTTTTATCCATGTGCTCTACGCCTCTGCCAAATGGTTGAAACACAATGGCTTTATCTTTTTTAATTTTTGCTTTGATTTCTTCCATCAATTTTTGTCCTTGAGCAGTTTCTTCCTTGCTGAGATGGATGGTGGGTTTGGGCAATGACCTCACTCCTTTGGCGTTGATCAATATATCAAAAGCCTGAGATAGATTGCATTTTTGATTGTAATATTCCCAAACTCTATAAGGCTCCAAACTTACTATTTCTCTGGATTGTAATTTAGAATGAAATAAATTTTTATGAAAAATATCGTAGGTTTTTTGATCCAGTATGGGATGACCTTTGAGTATGTCCACAGCTCCTTCGCAAATGACTAAAAAATCTTTATCGCCCGATTCTTCTGCGTATTTTTCCAGTGCAGGAATAGCACACAAAATTCGGCCAATACCTCCGTTTAAAAAAAATGCTTTGGATCTATTCATATATGTAATACTGTGCGAATTTACACACAGTATTATATATCAACAGTGATTTTGTTGTGAATTATTCTTGACTAGTAAATTGGTACTGTGATTTTGAATGGAATTTTCCAATGCTTGACATTTGCATATTTGGTAGGTACATTTCTCAACCAGGTCACATAGGTTTCCAGTTGGGCAATGTCTGCATCAGACAGTGTTTCGTTGCTTTCAATGGCAGCTTCAATTGCTGTGGCCTGCACAACCAAACTGGCTAAAAAACTTGCTCTGGTCAGTGCATGAGTTCTAAATCTAGGTCTTACATATGCTCCGTTTACAAATTTTAAATCTATGTTGTAATACTGTTGTGAAATCATTCCTGTGTTGTCGTTCCAAACATATTCAAAAGTTTCATCCACTCCTTCAGCATCTTTGGTTGGCAGTGTTTCTGTATAATTCTCCACTGGTCCGGTGGTGTACATGCCTGTGAGATAAGCAGCTTCAAATGTGTGTGTTTCTGCATTTAAAATTTGATACATTTTTTCAGCTTCTTCAATAGCGATGATTGCACTTAGGCCATCCATGGTGTCAGCACCAGCCACATATCTTTCCACTATTTTGGTTTCTTTATCCACACACACTTTTAAATATCTTGGGCCTGTGTAGGTGGCAGGGTATGTTTTATTCTGTGTGGTGGTATCTAGATATGGCTCATCTGCCAAAGGTATTGTGAAATTTTTGTTTATCATATTTTATTCCTCTGTGCTATTTAGTGTATTTATCAACATATTATATTAACTTGCTATAAATCTGATACGCATGCCACCCCAGCCGCCTCTGATTCCATGATCTCTCACATCTGGACAAGGTTGTGGAGGTAGACCACCTGCGCCTATGGGTAAAAATGGTGAACATCCTTGCATCTCATAACATCCGCAGGATCTGTTTGATACCCAACAATAGGAGTTGAAAGTGCCTCTGGTAGGCTGTTTGCTGAGTGCTGCCAGTGATTGTAGATAAGCAGGCAGCTGACTGCCTGACATACCACTTGTGTTGGCTTGTCCGTCTGATGTTTGAAAACTCACTCTAGCGCCTTTTTCTGCAAATATGTAGGCTGGCAGAGGAGCATGATGATGTGTTTGACAAGGACATGTGGGATAGCAACCTAAAAATGATGTACAACCTATGGTGCCGCAGCAGTTGATGTCACCACCGTATGCCAGTGATTCCCAACCACCTGAACAATGATTGCACACAATGCCGCAGTTGTCGTTGATGGGTCCAAAACTACAAAATCCGTTGGCTCTGTAGCAACAGAACATGCTGGTACCAGTGCTGCAGAAACTGGTGCCACCTCGGCCACCTCTGGCACACAAGCAACCATTGGAAGAAGTGCTGGTCCAACACACTGTGCTGGGATCACCGCAACCTGAAAAACATAAATCATGAGAATATCTGGGAAAGCCCACACAGCCACACACAAAGTTGGCAGTGGTCACTGCTATGCTTTTTCTTGAATATCCACCTGCATTGCCGGGCAGTCCTCCACCACAACAACACATACGAGATCCTGAGCCACCAGCACCCCATATCTCCACAATGGCACAACCTGTGGCTGGTGGTTTCCAACAGAAGCCGTTGCAGTAATTGGTGTAGAATGTGCCGGGTGAGAATGCATAGATCACACCCTGTTCAAGGTTGTTCTCAGTTATTGTGTATGATACTTTTGATGATAATATACTTTTTAATCCAGCCATTAGTTTAACCCCAAATATCCTGTTCCCACGTATTTAATCCTAATTATACCATGTCCACCTCGGTAGGCATGATCTCTCACATCTGGACATGGATGTGGTGGTGCTCCTGCATGACCTGGTGGCACAAATGCTATGCAACCATTCATGTTGTAGCAACCGCAATATCTATGACCACCACTCCAACAGGATGTATAGTGACCGCCCATGGTGGGATTGCGCGAAGTAAGTCCTAATGTGTGTATGTAACCATACTGAGCGCCACCGCTCCAGTTGTAGGCTCCATTGTCCACATCATTGGTGTAGGTGATCCATGCTCCACAGTCTGCATACATCTTGGGTGGTGTTCTGGTGTGATACCAAAATGAACATGGACATGATGGCAAGCATCCAAAGAAACTCACACAACTGAATCCAGCTGCCATGTTGCAGGTGCCGCCGTATCCTTGAGCTTCATGCACAGCACAACCTGCGCCTCTGTAGTTGCAAATTATTCCGCAGTTTTCACCAGCGGTTTTGGTGTTGCAAAATCCGTTGGCTCCAAAGCAGCAATAGGCTGATGGAGTGGTAGAACAATAGCTGTAGCCACCTTGACCACCTTCTGCACACATACAACCATTGGTGCCATTGCCCTGCCAGCACACTCCTGTGCTTTCTGATCTACCTCTGTAACATAAATCGTCTGAGTTACCGCAGGATAATCCCACGTTGCCTCTGATACAACAGCCTATGGTGACGTTGACTGTTCTTGAAGAATAAGCACCTGGATTGCCAGGCAATCCGAATCCGCAGCAGCACATTTTGGCTCCAGAACCACCTGCACCCCATATCTCAATGGTGGCTGTGCCTGTGCCTGGTGATATCCAACACACACCACAACAGAAGTTGGTGCCCACTGTGGTGCCTGGAGTGTAGGCCCAAATTCTACCTTCTTCAGTGTTGCTTTCTAAACCGTTCAACTGGAACGACAGTTTGGTTTCTAATAATGATCTCAGTGTGGCCATAATGTTTATCCTGCTATAAATTTAATTCTGATGGCACCATTGCCACCTTTGCTGGCATGATCTCTCACACCTGGACATGGATGTGGTCCTGCCGACGGAAATCCTGGAGGCAATAGATTCATGCAGCCTTCATTTTCATAACATCCACAAGCTCCTGAAAATCCCCAACAGGTAGCAAAATGTGATCCCATCTGAGGCCATCTGCTGGCTCCTGCCAGTGCTTGAGAATATTGACTTCGGCCTTGTCCTGACCAGTTGGCAAAACCATTGCCGTCATCTGAATTGAAACTCACCACCACTCCGCATTTGGAAAAATATCCTGCTGGTCCTTGCATGTGAAAATGTGTGCTGCATGGACAAGATGATCCTGAAGCTCCTAGGAAACTCACACAACTGAATCCGCCTGGACAGTTGAAGTCTCCACCATATGCCAGTGCGCACCATCCACCTGAACAACATTTGTTGCACACTATGCCGCAGTTGCCGTTCACTCCCAAAGTGGTATAAAAACCGCCTGCTGTGAAACAACAGTAGGCATCTGTGCCTGTGCTGCAATAAGAAATTCCGCCTCGGCCACCTTGAGCACACATACAACCTGTGCTGCTGCCATTGGCATAAATGGTCACTCCAGTGGCATCTGAACAGCCTCTGAAACACAGTGCATCATTGCCGCAGGCTATGCCTGGTGATCCTGTGATATATCCGCAGCATGTGAGAGTGACTGTTTTTTTACTGTATGCGCCTGGGTTACCAGGAGTACCAAATCCACAACAGCACATTTTGGCTCCAGAGCCACCTGCGCCCCATATCTCAATTATTGCTGTGCCTGATTGACAGGGATGAAAACAAATGCCTGCGTGCAGTGATTCAAAATTGTTGGCTTGAAAATTATATATCTGACCAGATTCCACATTGGTTTCCGTCACTTGTGGAAAGTTGTTGTTCTTGGTTGCCGTAAGGTTTTTCAAACTTGCCATACTATTAATTCTTTTGTAGATTGTGATGCTGTGTGATTATTAAAATCAATTACACTGCGGCAACAATCCAACCATAAGTTACGCCTGTATAAATCAAAGTCACAATTGCTTGATTCAAGTCAATTGTTAAATTGTCAGCTGCTCCGTTGATCAGTGCACCGTTTCTAGCCACAGTGATGTTGTTGGTTCCTGCTAAGTTGCCAACGTCTATGATTTGAATGGTGTCATTGTTCAACAGTCCAGTGCTCAGTGGCAAAGTGATAGTGAAGGCTGCTGCTGCAGAGTTAGCCAAAATTCTATCATTCACAACTGCTTGATACGTTGTACTAACTTCACGTATAACTATACCAGCGGTTCCGGTTGTTGATATGTATCTTCCCATGTTTTAGTCCTTATGTTTGCTTGTATTTATGCTATTGCCGTGATTTATGCAGTTGATGTTTCAATGCCGTAAACCACCACGCTAGCGTTGCCACCCGATGCGTATGCCACTAATCTTTGTGTTGCTGCCAATACCAAACCAGTTCTTTCTAGAACTCCTTTGGACAGCACTTCCACATCGTATTCAATGTACTCACCCACTGTAGGAGTAGCTGTGGTAGCCACAGCCAATCTAAAAGTTTGAGCTTGATTGCCTCGATTTAGGAAGTTTACAGCAACTATTGCAAACGTATCAGCTGGACAGGTATATACTGTTGTTAAGGCAGCTGCGGTTAAATCCGACGCTCCCAATCTTCCTGTTGCCATTTACTGTTCTCCTTTTGTTGTACTCTTGTTATCCTTGTAGGAAAAGCCCCATTGCTACGGGCGCTCCGTTAACTCCTGCTGTGAAATTCACAGGGGATTCAAAGTTTATTGTCACTCCAGTGGTGGTCTCAATGGTTGAAGCAAATATTGTGATCAAACCTGCTGTGATTTGGTTCACGTTCAAACTGCTGGCTCCACCACCGATTTGACTAGCTATATATGTTCTAATCGCTCTCTGTGTGGGCACAATTTGGTCACTGTTGGCTGCCATTGTACCATCTGTGGAGAATTCATTGATAGAAGCACTGCTGCCTCCCAATACTAATTCACCCAACTGAAGTTCTTGTAATCCTGAAATATTGAACGCATCAGCATTCAATGTGGCCACACCTGTGCTCTGCTCCACTGAGAATAAATCTCCCACTCGGAAGTTACCGTCTTGATCTGTGCTGGTAAAGAACACACGTCCTCCACCTGATTCCACAGTCTCGTTGTCTGGATCAGCAGGAGTTAAAGGTATGCCAGGATAGTTTGTGCTAGTAAAACCACCTGTACCTATGTCTAAGAAATCGTGACCTGTTAATCTGATTTGCGAATATCTAATTTTAATTGTGACAGGATCACCATGCGGTGGTGCTTCTGACACTTCTATCTGTGGGCTCACTTGCAACAGTGCAGTGAATGGATACTGTGTGCCCAATAGATTCTGCACAGTTACCAGTTTGTAATAGTTGCCTGGCAATGAAGCAAATTCTACATTGGCTCCTGCCTGTGGAATTTGCGTCAATCCTTCCACTTGTATGAATTTGCCATTCTGTAGACTGTTTCTAAATCCGCCAAATTCTGTCACAGTGCCCAATGAAGCAATGTAAACTCCGTAGTCAGTGGTGTTCAAAGGCACAGTCAGTGCTGAATCCACATACAATGAAAAAGTGGTTGGAGTCAACACATTCACATAGTAGTACACTCCGCTGTTGATTTGGAACATGCCAGCCACGTTTGCAAAAATAACTTTTTGTCCACTGGTGTAAGTGTGGTTGGTTGAAGTTGTGACCACTCCTGGGTTGGCATTGGTGATGCCACTCACAGTGCGTACCACGCCTGTTTCGGTCACTGTGGTTACGGCTGTCAAAAATGATAATCCTCTGTTGGTGAATGTGGGTTGACCCAAAGCTCCATTGCCAATGAAAACTTCCACAGGTGCTTCCACTGTGTTGCTGGGATCCACTATGGTCACTGTAGGAGCCGTCACATAGCCTGAACCTGGTTCAATAATTCTAATGGCAGATATTTTTTCTGCTGTGACCACTGCTCTGGCAATGGTTGTGATACCTGAAGGAGGAGCACTCACAATAATGCGTGGAGCATAGTCATACTTGGTGGTACCGTCTAATATAACTTCTACCAATCTCACACTCATGGTGCCTGCAGCAGTGCTGAGCGTGACTGCTGCGCCGCCCAAAGAAGTGCTGACTTTGAATTGTGTTGCTGTGAATCCTGTGCTGATCACATAGTATTGAGTGTATGGATTTATGCCACCAAATGTGGTGCCATCAAACTGCACTGCTGCACCCACATACAATCCTGCAGTGGATGCACAGGTGATCACATCTGTGCTCACTGTGGTGTTGGTACAAGTGGTGTTAACCAAATGATCCCAACCTGCTTTGTGTATGGTCATGGTGCCTACAGCATCAGCCGAGACATCAAAAGTTGATCCACCTGGTGTGGTACTGATAGTGAATGTGGTTCCAGTGGGCTTGCTCAACACATAGTAAATGGTTGGATTGGTAGCAGTGGTGGTCACTCCACCAAATGCTGTGCCGCTGAACATGATGGGCATGTTAATGTCTAATGTGCTGCTGCTAGCACAAGTGAATCTATCATTTGACGCTGTGGCAGCTGTGACTGTGAATGATGTGAATGAAGGTCGGGCCACTTTGACAACCTTGGTACCTGCATTGAATCCCACCACGTAAGCATACTGTCCTGCTCCTAATCCTTCAGTGATGTATATGGATAATCCGGTCAACTGACTGGCCAATGATGTGTCAGTGTTGGAAATAGTGATAGTTTTATCAGTGCCGTTTTGAGACACGTTGCTGGCTGTGATATATCCATCACCACCATAGTTGCTCTCAGGTGATGTGACAGTTTCATCTAATCTAATTTCATACACAGCACCGTTGCGCACTGTGGCAGTGGTACCAGCAAGACCAAAACCATCTCCTGATATGGTCAGTGTGGCTGCTGTGGTGTAATTGGTTCCAGCATTGGTATACTCCAAAGCCAATATTCTATCACCATCTGTGAAAGTATTTCCCACTGTGGCATCTGTGCTTTTGTTGTTGACCACGCATGTGACTGGAACTTCTGAAGCATCTCCACCTTCAGACACTGATCCAAATTTTCCATATGAGTTATTACCGTTGGTAGCACGCACTTTGCCACCATTTTCAGCTAGGTATCCAATGTGATTGTAGTAACTGAACACAGAAACTAATTCTGATCTACCTAGGTTGGTCACCCAGAATCCGATACCATCTGATAAAATTTGTGTGAAGTCATTGGCCACCACTGAATCATTTCCACCGTTGTGCAGTGCGCCATCCACTTTTAATCCCACACAACCTGTGCCGAATGTGGATACGTTTTGCACATAGGGTGATTTGTTAGTGATCCACACATCTTCATGTGATGGTCCCCAACCTGCATCCAATGATACGTAGGCTCCAGCAGTGGGTCTCTGTGTGCCGTAGGCGTTAGCAGCACCCAATGAGCCTGTCAATCCTTGCAGTGTGCAGTTTCTTAATCCTGTGCCGTTTCTCATGTAGAACATGTCCGAAGCCACACTGCCGGTCACAGCAGTTTCATAATACTTGGCAGCCACGATGGCTTTGTAATTGCCGGTGTAGATCAAATCATGGGCCACTGCATCCACATATTCTCTCACATCTCTTTTGCAAGACAACTCGTTGTCTGCTGTGAAATATGTAAGGAAAGCACCAGGATTGGTTTTTTTGGTGTATTCCACCACTTCAGTGGCTAAAAATTCTCTATTTTCAATCAATCTCAACACAGCATCTGTGTAACCAATTGCAGTCTGAGGCAGATTAGAACCACTCACAGTGGGCTCGGGACTGGAACTGTCACCAATCACATTGTAGTTGATATAATCATAAATGTCTTCCACAATGCTCACTGCTGCGGCTGCTGCTGGAGCAGATCCTGCTGGAGCACTCACATTTTGTGTAATAGTGTTGCCGGCGCCCACAGTGCTCACAGTGAAAGTGGCAGCCAAACTGCTGACTCCCAATTGTCCTGATGCTATGGTAAGAGTGTTGCCCACTGTGTAGCCTGTGCCTGAAGTGTTCACAGTGATTAGAGTTACGAAACCTGTGGCATTCACAGTGACATTAAATGTTGCGCCACTGCCTGTTCCACCAGTCACTGTTCTGTTGGTGTATACTCCAGAAGTTCTGTTGACATCTTGTACTGGTGTGGACACTGATGTGACATATCCAGCTGCTGTGGCTGATACAGGAGTGTTGGTAATAATATCATCAATGATATTTTCTAATCTGTCAATGCCTAGCAATGTGTATGGAGTGTCTGAAATATTTACATAGCTGGGAGCAGGTCTGATGTTGGTGCTTCTCAACTCATCTCCCACAATGGCTGTGCTTTCGCGCACACGTATGGGCAATACTTCATAAAATATTCCTGTCTTCACATTCACAGTGTTGCCGGCAATAATCTCAGCTGGCACATCATCTACATCGCCTGCTGTGATTGCATCTATGATGATGTCCATTAATGATTCTATCAAACCTTGTGCTTGAGGTTCTTCCATAATATCGTTGTCAATCACTTGTGACACAACCGCTTGCAATTCTACATAAGCTGCGTCATTGGAAATGGCAGCATCAATCACGGTCTTGGCAAATTCAATAGCAGCACTGGTCTCTGTTTCCTGACCATACACATATGATCCGCTGCCTGTGTAATAAGAAATAGCAGCCAATCTTGATTTCTCATTGCCACCATGACTCAAATCCCATTGCACAGCATCAATGATTTGTCCTATATCTCTTAGACATTTGGCACTGTCATATTTTAATTTTACCACCATAGTTCCTGCAGCGGTGCTGAGTGCAACTGCTGAACCTGTGGGTGTGAGACTCACACTGATCTGCGTAGATGTTTTAGTGATGATATAATATTCAGTCACAGTGCTTACTCCGCCAAATGTGGTGCCAGTGAATTCCACTCTCATGCCCACTCTAAGATTCACAGTGCTGTTGCAGGTGATTAGATTGGTGCTTGTGGTGGTGTTGGTACAAGTGGCTTGGAACGTGGCATTTATGTAGGCCACAGTTTCTCTCTGTATGAATGCTTTGTTTCTCACTAATAAATTTTTTGCTTTAGGATACAACGGTCCTTTGTCTATTTCTTTAAGAGCATATTGAATGGTTCTCCAAGGTTGGTTCAATGTGGCACCGTAGTCTGGAGCTGGTGCATCCACACCTGATAGAGCCACGTACCATACATTGTCAATCTTTCCAAAGTAACCCCATTCAGGCAGCGTGCCTGCAGAGTTCACCAATAATGTTTGACCTGAAAGTCCAATTGGTAATCTAGTAGGACCTGATGGTCCGTACAATAATAAATCTCCTTGTGTGGTCAGTGCTGTGCTTTCTGCACCTCCCGATAATAGTTGCCAATATGTGCCAGTGTCCACTCCAGCTCCTGGTGCATAATCTGGTTGTGTGATTGTGGCAGGTCCCACGTTGTTGGAAGTGTGAGCCAGTATACAAATATATGAATTGTTGGTATTAATAATTCCTCGTACCACATCACCTTTGTCATACAGAGTGGCATTGGCCCAGTTGCCTTTCCAATAGATTCCTTCGTTGAGTTTGTCCCAGTAGGTCACATTGGGTGGTCTGTTGCCTGTGCTGTCTTCAATACAGATATAAGTGAATCCTCCCAAGCGTACCACATCACCATTGAGATATGCAGTGCCGTTGTTGTAATCACCTCTTAGACGGAATCCTGTTACAAATAGATCCCAATCCACACCTGCATAGGTGTTGGGGTTTTTATTCAAACTATTGGTCTTGGCCACGTAACCATAACCACCATAGGTCACAAAGTCACCTATCTGATAGTTGGTTGCGGAACTCCATGAATCTTCAAATTCTAATCCTGGTACAAACACAGCCCAGTTGGCTTGATCTGCAGTGAGTGTGGCAGTAGAAACGTGATAAGTGGTACAGATCCAAAGACTTGGTCCCCACTTGACCACATCATTGATTTTGTATCTGGTGGTACCTGCCCAATCTGATTTATATTCAATACCTTTGTGTAGATAATCCCACTTGGCTTGATCCGCTTCCAATCCACCACCCAACAGTGTGGCTGATGCATTTGAAGTGTGTCCTAGGTTGGCCACGTACAGTTGTCCACCGTATCTGACCACGTCTCCCAATTTGTATCTGGTAGTGGTAGCCCAAGCATTCAACCAATTGAATCCTTTGGAGAAAACTTCCCAGTTGCCAATATCATTTTCCAAACCTAAAGTGGTGGTGGCAGCTGATGTGTGTGCAGTGATACAGGTGTAGATGTATGCACCGTACTTGACTAAATCATTTACTTTGTATCTGGTACTGATTGCCCAATCTGATTTGTAATCAAATCCTTCTGAAAATAAATCCCATTTGGATTGATCTGCTTCCAATCCCAAAGTGGTTGTGGCAGCTGAAGTGTGTCCTTCGTTGGCAATGTACAAATACCCACCATATTTCACAATGTCATTGGGTTTATATGTGGTGTTCAAAGACCAGTTGGCTTTCCACTCCTGACCATCACTCATCAGGTTCCATTTTGCAGCAGTTAAATCTGTTTGAAAAGTACCGCTGGTGTGTCCCACCACGCAGATATAGGTACGGCCACCATATCTTATCACATCATCGATAAAATACTCAACGGCAGTGATCCAGGCACCTTTCCAAATGAACCTAATCCTACCTAATTTAAACTCAGCCATTGTTATGATTTCCTTGTTGTGTTGTTATTTATCATACTAACTACCATATCCATTGCTGGTGTCTATCCCACTCACAGCATCACCTTCGTTGAGCTCTGTGGAAGCTACTCCACCCAAGAAATAATTCAATGCCAGCATGGATCCTTTGATTCCTGCCTTGAAATTCACCGGTGAATTTATCTGTATAGGCTCTCCACCCACATTAAATATGAAGTCATTTTGTATCTGTATGGCACCTGCCCTTAGAATAGACACGTTCAAAGAGGATCCACCACCTGAAATTCTACTTTGTATGTAAGCTATGATTGCTTTCTGTGTGGGTACTATGTTGTCACTGTTGGCTGCCATGGTGGCATCTATGCTGAATTCACGTATCACTGCTCCTGATCCACCCAATACCACTCCACCCAGAGCCAATTCAGTCAGACCATCCAGTGTGAAGAAATCTGCACTTAATGTCACAATACCAGTGTTCTGTTCCACTCTGAATTGTTCTCCCACTCGGAAGTTACCATTTTGATCTGTGCTGGTGTAGAACACACGTCCTCCACCTGACTCAACCACTTCATTGAATTGTGCAGGTTCATAACCTGCAGTGAATCCTGTTTTGTAAAGATCTGGATAATTGGTTGTGAATTTATTACCTGTGCCGATGTCTAAAAAATCATGACCTGTCAATCTAACCTGACTGTAATTTTGTCTGATGGTGATTGACTCATTATGACCTGGTGACAAGAAAGCATCCACTCCTGGACTCACTCTTAATGTGCCGAAAATATTAGGTTCTACACCACCCAATTGAACAAAATTACCCAATTTAAACAGTGAGTTGGGAATGTTAGCAAATTCCACATTGTCACCTGGGCTGGGCAATCTAGATAAATTTTTAATTGTTAAAAATTTTCCTGTTTGATATTTGTCAGCCAATCCATCGCCGCTAACTGTGGCACTCACGTTTAAAAATCCTGTGCCTCTGTTGGTAAATGTGGGTTGACTTATGGTACCATTGTTGGTTCTCACGGAATAAAGAGCATCAATAACATTTTCATTATCCACCACTGTGATGGTAGGTGCGATTGAATATCCACTGCCTGGTTCTATCAATTCAATCTGACTGATTCTTCCAGCATTAGTTCTTATTCTACCCAAAGCTCTTGCTCCATATCTGATCACCTTGATCTGATTGGTACTTGTATCAGTCAAAGGAATAAAACATGGACCATTCACTGATCCACCAGTGATTTGTACAAAAATTCCAGGACCTCCGATGGGCAACTGAGTGCCTAAAACTTTCCAATGCTTACCGTCAATACTTTCTGCAAGATCTCCTGATTCAGTGACAGCCACAAAACATCCTTGACTGTAACTGATCACATATTGATCTGACTCTGGTGGTAATTCACTGGGCTGCCACACAGTGATGTTAGATGCTGCCACAGTGCTCTGGTTGGCCAGTGTGTAATAAAATCTGTTGCTCAATGTGCTGGAGTCATTGGGATTATCATTGCAAGCTGCCACAAATCTATTGTTGCCATACACAATGTCCTTCACATTTATTCCTGTGCTGCCTATGTCAGGTCCTTGATACCAACTCACACCTAGATTGGGACTTTCATAAGTTTGTCCCAGATCATCACACACAATAAACAGACCTGATCCACCGGCTGAATGTGTGAGCGCTGGTGTGGATCCATCATAAGGCGCTACTTCTGCTGCAGTCCACGATACTCCATTGTCTGCGGATCTCAATACAAAACCCTGATTGGTGGTAATAATAAAAATATCCTGTTCACATGAGATGCTGGTGAATGAACCATAACCTCCTGGAGTGGTTAATCCTGTCCAAGTGGATCCTGTGGTGGTGCCGGATATAGCATTGGTAGATATGGCCAATAAATGAGTGCTGCTGCGAGCTGTATAAAGATAATTCACTGGAGCCAATCCTGTGCAGGCTGTCCAAGTGCTGCCGTTGGTGGTAAAATATCCACCGCTGGCACTGAGTACCACAGTGACATTGGTGCTGCCGAATCGCGCTGATCCTACCACTCCCCATGTGGCACTGATGGGCAGTGTGGTGTTGCTGACAGAATATGTGGGATCTGAAAAAGATGCCAAAGGTTCAATGCTGTATTTGGTGGATCCATCCAACACAGGTTCAATGGCCAACCCTCCCAAAAGATGTTCAAAACCAGGTAATCCATCAAACTGTCTCACCACGCTGATACTTTTGTTGGGATGGTCATAGTAGGATATCACTCCGTACTGACCTCTGCCTGTGCCTTCTATGATTTGCACTCTTTGTCCTATTATTCTACCCGCTACAAAATATCCTACACCAGTGGCTCCTGTGAGCACAAACACTGCACCACCAGGAGTTTCACTTATTCTTATGGTGGCAGCATTCACTAATTCTTTCACATAGTACACAGTGTCTGGCACTATGTTGCCAAAAGCCGAACTTGGAAAAATAATTGCATCATTCACATTCATTTCTGTGATGTTTTGCACAGTGATGGTGTTGGCTGGGTTTCCGCTGGTGGCTGTGAAAAGTTTTTCATATTGTGGTTCATATTGTGCAGCCAACAGTATGCTGTTATCATCACCACCTTGAGCATTGCCCAGTATGTTGGTGTAACCTAATCCTCCTGTAATTCCGCTGTCCAAAGGATCTGTCAATCTCACTTCGCTGATGGACTGATAGCGTGTGTTGTCATAACCTATGAAGGCAGCTGCTCCTGCACCTGAACCTGTGATGGTCACTGTGGCGCTGGTGTAATCTTGACCTGTGTGTGAATATCCAAAACAAAATATCTGATTTTCATCGTTGTACACACTGTTGATCAATGCTTCTCCAGATTGATTGTCTATTTCAGCAGTGATGGGAGTTTCTGCCAAAGAAAAACCTTCTGCCACAGCACCATATGCACCATATGAATTGTTGCCGTTGGTTCCACGCACTTTGCCGCCGTCTTCTGCCAAGTATCCTATGTGACAGTAGTATGTAAACACAGAAACTAATTCTGATTTTCCTTCACCTTTGACCCAAAATCCTATACCGTCTGAAATAATCTGTGTGAAGTCATTGGCCACCACTGATTTGTTGCCACCATTGTGTAGATCTCCATCCACTTTTAATCCCACACAACCTGTGCCAAAGGTACTGACATTTTGCACATAGGGTGATTTAGTAGTGATCCATGCAGTGGTATCTGATGGAGAATTTCCAGGGTTAAGAGAAACAAATGCTCCACCACTGGGTCTCTTGGTTAGATATTGATTATTTGCTCCAAGTGTGCCATACAGTCCTTGTAGACTCATGTTTCTTATGCCTGATCCATTGTTCACATAAAACATGTTGGATCCTTCATAACCTTCAGCTGGTCTGATGCTGGTGCTTCTTAATTCATCTCCCACTAATGCTGTGTCATAGGGCACGTTGATGGGCAATATTTCTTCATAAATTCCTGTCTTGATAAAAATTGTGGCCGGTGTTCGAGATAATTTGTCAGCATTCACAAAATCACAGGCATATTTCACAGTTCTAAATGCAGTCTGCAATGTGGTTCCTCTGTTCAGTGCATTCACACCTTCTGTGGACACATAGAAAACGTTGGTGATCACATCTTGTGGTTTCCAGTCTGGTATGCTGTTGGTGATCTGTAGTGATTCTCCTGAAGTTCCTATGTTGAGAGCAAAGGTCACACTGTCGTCACCTATGGTTTTGATATCTCCCACATGTTCCAACACATTGGCCACGCCACCTTGAGCTAATTTGACCCACAAAGGTCCTACAGCTTCACTCTCCAAATCCAGAGTGGGTTTGGCAGCTGATATGTCAGCTTCATGATATTCCACACAGGCAAAAGTGGTGCCTGCCACAGTGACCACGTCACCAGGATAATAAAATCTATTCTGTTGAGTTACGGGATCAACCTCGTACCAAGGTCCTCTCCATCTTTTACCTGTGACCAACAATTGCCAAGGATAAGGTGAATCAGTGCCAGGATCATAAGCAGTTTCTTCCAGTGGTAGATCACCTGCATTGTCTCGCACAGCAATGTATAAATTACCTCCGCTGCGCACCACGTCACCAGTTTTGTACTGAGTGGTTGCTGTGCTGTCATCATCCTGCCAGTCACCTCTCAAGTTATAACCTGGTACCATTAATTCCCAAGCACTGCTGCTGTCAACTGCCACAGTGGGCAGTACATTTATGTTGCTCAACAAACACACATAGCTGTATCCGCCATACATCACCACATCACCCTGTTGATAATAAGTGGTTGCACTCCATAGTGCTTCAAATCCCAAACCAGGCAACCAGATATCCCATTTGCTTTCATCCAGCACTGCGCTGTCAGCAAATACACCTACATTCGTTGCATCCATACAGATCCAAAGACTGGATCCACCATACTTCACAATATCATTTTTTTTGTATCTGGTGTATTGAGTGTAATCGCCTTTGTATTCTATGCCGTCAATCACTGTTTCAAATTTTCCAAAATCAGCTTCCAATCCATCTGCAGTGATTTCTGCTGTGCCTGTGACAGAATAATTTATGATGGCTCCATCTGTCTCCACTGACAATGCAGTGATTATGAGATTGTTGCTGGGTGCAAATCCACCCAACTGTGTGCCCAATACAGTGATCTGATCAGACGCACTGAAATCCATTCCAGTGTTGGTGAACTGCACGTGATACACAGCACCCACTCTAAAAACTTTGAAAGCAGCACCCATGCCAGCCACACTGTCTGTGGTGAAGTTGGGATTCACATACACATTGCTCACAGCACTTTGATGTCCTGTGATCACTCTGTACACTATGCCACCATACTTGACCAACTCATCTGATCGGTATCTGGTGTTGACATTCCATTCCAGTTTGTAATCTAAATTTCTTGTGTACAAGGTCCAGTTGGGTAGATCCAATTCCAATCCTTCCAACGCTGTGGCACTCACATGATACAATGCGCAGAGATATAATCTTCCACCATAACGAATCAAATCACCTTTGATGTATGCAGTGCTGGGAGTCCAATCACCGCGCCAGTTTTCACCTTCTGCAAACACAGTCCATTTGGCTTCATCACCTGATAATGCATCTTCTGCATCTGCATTGGAGGTGTGTGGTTCCAAACAGATCCACAATGTGGAACCCAGTTTGGCTATGTCATTGATCTTGTAGAAAGTGCTGGGAGTCCAATCACCAGTCCAGCTTTGTCCATCCAACATCTGACTCCATTTGGGAGAGGCATTGTCAAAATCTGTGTAAAAATTTGCATTGGCAGTGTGAGCTATCAAGCACACATACACTTTGGCTCCGAAACGCACCACATCATCTTTGATGTACACTGTGGTGGCAGACCAAGAGTCTCTCCATCTAAAACGTATGCGTTCAATTTTAAATTCTGGCATGTTATATTCCTACAGGGTAAGTGTATGGTTCATTCACTCTGAGAACCAGTTGTCCTTCAGAATCAATGTAATACAAAATATTTCTGCTGTCCCAACGAAATTGTTCATAGTTTAAATTATCATAAATTTTAGTGTGCTCCACATCTCTGCCTTCAAAAAAATCCACTCCTCTGGCAAAGCTGGGTAGATTTTCAGTGGGATTGCCTGGCAGATTGATCTGCAATGCATCTGTGCTGTTGGCACTCATGAGATCCACCTTGCCCAGATACAATTCACCTGCATCAGTTCTGCGCAGGCCATAGAAATATCTGCTGGATCCCAGTGTTTCTTCTATCTGTTCAATGTGTTGTTCGTTGTTCATATTTTTAAGTTACAATGTTGATGGTATTGCCCATGCTTGAATGCACTGTGCATTGATAATACAGTGTGCCGGGAGCATCCATGGGCACTGTGAAAGTTACAGTGTCAGTGCCAGCACCAGATATTCCATTGGTGTATGCAGCACCTCCATTGCTCACTCTGATTTCCAAAGGATGAGTGGCATGCACAGTGTTGCTGAAAATGTATGTGGTTCCTCTGTGCAGATACAGAGTGGGATCATTGGTGGATGCATAAAAACCTGGACCAGTGTACACGTAATCAGCACTGCCACTGGCAGACAAACTCCATCTGATTATGGGACCATTCTGTTTGACCCAGTTGGTGCCATTGTAGTACAGCATGTCTCCCACTGTGGGTGCAGATATCACCACATCTGTGAGATCATCCAATGTGGCAGGAATACTCACGCTGGTAAATTCCAGTGCAGTGGCTCCTGCGTTCACTTTGACAAATCTGCCACCTGCTGATGTGTAGTTGGCTGGAGTGTCTGTGAGAGCTAAAAAAGTGGTTGGTATGGTGGGCTGGTTGGTCAAATTCTGATAATTTAAGAAATATGTGCTGTCAAATCCATCCAGTGTGTCAGCATTGGTTCCACCACCACCTGACGTGGCATCTGCTGCTGGTACCCAATTGGTGCCATTCCATTTTAAAACCTGTCCCACTGAAGGCAATGTTGTGGCTGTGTCCACATCTGACAGTGAATTGATTGATATGGCACTGACATCAGAACTTTGAATGCCTGCCACAAATTCTAATCCAGTTGCTCCACTGTTGACTTTGACAAATCTACTGCCGGCTGCTGTGTAGTTGGCTGGAGTGTCTGTGAGAGCTAAAAAAGTAGTGGCTGCTGCGCCTCCGCCTCCTCCGCTGACTGTGCCAGGAATCCAATTGGAAGTGGCTGCGTTCCATAATAGAGCTTGTCCATCTGCAGGCACTGCTGTGGTGTTCACATCACTCAGAGAGTTGATGCTGGAAGCAGTGGTTAATAATTCTGTCCATGTGCCATCCACAGCCACATAAGCCTTGTCAGTGTCACTGGTGAAACCAAACATGCCACTGTAGGTGGTAGCATTGGGCAAACCTGCCAAATTGTTGTATTTGAAAGTGATTTTATTTTGACCTGTGGCAGTGATCAGATTGTTGTTGATCACAGTCAGACTGACTCCATTGCCCAAGGCTGAGTAAATTTCGTCAAAATTTGAATTGATTTTGATAGCTCCGGCTCTTAGATTATCTCCCTGACCATCATTGGGTGTTACGCCATCATTGATTATCTGTTTTACCATGTGTGTCCTTGATTGTGTTTGTTAATATTTACCATAATACAAATATACCTTTTAAGTTCTGTCCCATGAAGATTCATTGTTGTCAAAAGTGATGGTGTCTTGATCCCATTTGATAGAAGCTCCTGTGAACAGAGGTATTTCGCTCACATTGGGATAGGTGTAAGCGCTGGCTGCTGCTCCTGGATTTTCCATATCAATAGGATGATTGATTCGCACCACCAATTCACCTTCGGAATTGATATAGTAATACAAGTTGACATCATCCCATCTGTACTGTTCATATTTTAAATTGGTATAAATTTTATCGTGATTCACATCTCTACCATCAAAAAAATCCTGTCCTTCAGCCCATTCCTCATAGTTGGCAGATGCCAATCCTGGGTTGTTGATGGTCACACTGTCACCTAGTTCTGTTTGATCCACCTTGGCCAGATACAGTTCACCTGCATCAGTTCTACGCAGGCCATAGAAATATCTATCCTTGTGACTTTTAATGGTGTTGGCAATTGTTTGACCGATGTATTGCATATTATGTTATCTCCACATAGCTCATTACCACATCCACTGCTGCTGCTGTGTTGCTCTCCACAAACAGATCATATTCAGCTGGTATGATTAATTTTTCTCCGCTCACCACCACTCTCAATGATGATGCTGGTGATATCTGTGCGTTTTTTATGTAAAATGCTTGAGCACTGGTGTCGTCCTGCACAAACACACTGACAGTGATTATGCCTGCAGAAATATTGGCCAAACTGAGCCCAATCACAGTGGTTTCCACTCCCACAGGACCTTCATATATCTTCACAGGACTGGTGCCTACTGCACTGATAATCTTGTTTTTGAACGCTGTTGCCATGTGATTTGTGTCCTATTTCTGTGTGTATTTAACCGTTTGTGTCATATGTTTTATCCTAAAGTAAGTGCATATTCTATTGCAAATTGCTCTGCTTGTGTGAGTGTTACAGCACCGCCTGATCCTGCCACAGACACCCAGTTTGACCCGTCATAAATTTCCACATACAAATCATCTTGATTGTATCTCATCAATCCTATCACAGGAGCAGAGGGTTTCTGTGCAGACAATCCATAAGGTATACGCACTCCGCCTGCCTGACTCAAATCCACATAACCATCACCGGTGGTTTCAAATATGATGGGAGCATTTGTCACATAATTGGTAATGGTGTTGGTTTGAAAATTTAAATTTTCAATTCTGATGATGCCTGTGCCGTTGGCATTCAATATCAAATCTTGGTTAGTACCTGTGGTGGTCAATGTGTTGCCTGATATGGTGATGCTGTCCACTTGTAATGTGTTCACATCAAAACGAGTGCTGTTGACATCTGCCACCAAAGTGTTGTTGCTGTAAAATCTTATGGTGTTGTCATTGGCTCCAGGAGTTAATTCTGGAGTGATGTAGGTGTTGCGATCCAAATCATACACACCTTGCAGCACAGTCCAACTGCCATCATAACCTTCAAATAGATTGGAATCAGTGTTGTATCTGATCATGCCCGCAGTGGGTATGGCAGGTCTGGCAGCGTTACCACCTGCTGGCAATCTCACACTGCCTGTGCCTGTGAACACCGTGACACCTGTGGCCGGAGTAAAGGTCATATCACCAGTGGTATTGGTGATGGTGTTGTCGTTGATTCTAAAATTTTCTATCTCCACACTGCCTGTGCCAGCACCACTCAATTGTAGATTTGAATTGGTGGTCTGTGTGGTGATCAAATTGTTTTCAATTCTGATGTTGCCATCCACATTGATGGTGGAACTGTACACTGTGTTCCAATTTTTAGCTGCACTGCCCAAATTGTATGTGTTAGTGGTTTGTGGAATGATGTCGCTGGTAATAGCTGCCACAATGCTCAAAGTGTCAGTGGTTTGATCACCAATGGTAATATTTCCACCAATGCTGACATCTCCTGTGACATCCAAGTCGCCTGAGATGCTCACATTGTCCAATAGATTGATCTGTCCATTGTCTGCATCCAAATTCAATGCTCCTGTGGTACTTTCAATGGTGTTGCCGCTCAATTTCACATTGTCTTGTTGAATATAAGATCCATCAATGATAGTGGTATGTCCACCAGAAGTGAAAGTTAATGTGCTGCTGGAAGCAATGTTGGTGAAAGCAGAAGTGAACGTTACTGTACCGTCTGCTTGATTCACATAGAATAAATCTCCCACTCGGAAATCACCTTTGTGATCCACTGAACTGTAAAATATTCTTGCGTTGGATAATTCTATCACTTCGTTGACCTGTATGGCCGTGGATGGATCATTGTCCACTTCTTTGCCTAAACCAATGTAGGCAAAATTGTGTCCAATCAAATACATCAATACTCCTGCTCCAGAACCGTATGCTCCGTAATTGCCATAGATAGAAGCAGATGCTATGCTTCTCACTTCTGCGCCAAAGTCTGTGTAGTCCACATTAACAAAACTGGTGGCCACACCTCCGCCTGAAAAACTTATAAATTGTGCGCCTTCCACTGAGTCTTCCATAGTGGTAGCTGCATTAATACCGTTGAAATTCAACAACAGCACAGTGTTGGGAGTAGCAGTCAACTGAGTGGTGGGTGCTGTAAAATTACTGGTGTATATTGCTGCGCTTTTGACAATTCTTAAATCATCTAGATAGGCAGATAGCGTATTGGCGTACAAATAGTCAGCTCCCACAATCAAAGTGGATGTGCTGCCATAGTCGTTGGCGTCCACATAAGAACTGCCTTCCTGTGTGCCATTCACGAACAGTTTGGTGGTGCCACTGCTTTTGCTTACAGCCACATGATACCAAGTGTTGATGGCAATAGTAGTGGAGCCTGTGATTCTGTTAGCGGCAGCTGCGTAATATTTTATTACTCCACTATTAATATGGATCATTGGATTGTTGAGAGCCGATGCTGATCTCTGTTCGATGATCACTTGATTGCCCAAGCTGGTGATTCTTAACCAGAACTCAATGGTAAAATTTCCAGATGCATAGCCAAAGTCTGCCTGCGTGGCAATGCTCAAATAATCGCCTACACCATCCAATAATAAACTACTGCTGCCATATTTAATTTGAGCTGTGCTCAATTGTGCATTGCCATGAGATGTGACAGTTTTACCTGGACGGTCTGTGGCATTTTCAAATCCTACAACTTTGCCTGTGAGATAAATTTTTGTTCCATCCACTGTGGCAATGGTGCCTGTGCCCAAAACTGTAACATTGTCCACATCTTTGTAAGTGATGGTTTGACCAGCAATCACTGCAGGTCCTGATAAGCCATCCACTTTCAGCAGTGTTTTTCCAGTGCCTTTCAAACCAGACA